TTTTCTAAATATAAGAAAAGGGAGAAGTCATGTTATCAAAGGACATTTTAGATCAGGTTGTCGAGGGTAACGCTAGTGTTGCTAAAGAAATGACAATCAATTTACTTCAAGCAAAATTAAGCGAAGCACTCGCTGAGAAGTACAATGAAATCGCTCCAACTGTTTTTGGTGAGGCGAAAAAAGCACCCGTCACTGATAAAGATGACGATGGAGAAGGTATGGATCCCGTTGGTCAAGAAGATGATGACGTTGATAATGATGGTGATTCCGACAGCAGTGATAAATATTTGAAAAATCGTCGCAAGGTTGTCTCAAAAGCCATAAAGCAGGATGAACAGGTAGGTGCTAGATCTGCTGGTATGCAACGTGGTGGTAAAAAGATGTACGGTGTTCGTGATACAGAATTCAAAGGCTCTTCTCCTGAGGGACAGTCTCGGTTGAAAGCACGTTATTATCAAAACAAAGAACGCGAGACAAGAGAAGCGGAAAGAGTCCGCAAAGAAAAACAACGAGAGCGTGAACAAAAACAACGTGAAAGAGGAGTAAGACCCACATGAAACTCATCACAGAAATGACCGAAGACATTCAGATTGTGACCGAATCTCTTGGTGAGGGTAAAGGTCGTGAACACTTTATTGAAGGTGTTTTTATGCAGTCTAATCTTAAAAACAGAAATGGTCGTGTGTATCCAAAAGAAACCTTGATGAACGAGGTTGCTCGATACAATAAAGAATATGTGAGCAAGAATCGTGCGATGGGTGAACTTAATCACCCACAAGGACCAACTGTCAATCTCGACAGAGTTTCGCATATCATAAAAGAACTTCGTCCTGACGGGGATAACGTTTATGGTAAAGCGAAAATTATGGAAACCCCTATGGGTAAAATTGCTAAGAACTTAATCGATGAGGGTGCGAAACTTGGCGTTTCCTCTCGCGGTATGGGTTCACTCAAACAAAACAAAGATGGTGAAAATGAAGTCCAAAATGACTTTATGCTTGCCGCCGTTGATATTGTTGCAGATCCTTCTGCTCCAAACGCTTTTGTTGAAGGTGTTATGGAGGGGAGAGAGTGGATTTGGGATAACGGTATTCTCAAAGAAAAGCATATCGCTGATTATGAAAAAGAAATCAAGTCTGCGTCGAAAGCAGACTTAGAAGAAAAAACACTCAAGATATGGAGTGATTTTATCTCAAAACTGTGAGAAGTATAAATAAAGAGAGTTTAGCCACAACCTTAAAGGAGAGATACTAAGATGGAACATTTAGATCCAATTGAAACCGCAAGAAGAATTCTCGCAGGAGAATCCTTAGTCGAAAATAATATCGTCGAGGACGAAGTTGATGAAATCGTTGTCGAAGATTTTGATGATCTTGATATCGAAGAAGTCGAAGAAATGGCTCATGGTAACAAGAAGAAGATGAAAAAAGAAGAGGATGATGAAGACGACGATGATGACGATGAGGATGTCGATGAAGCCATGCACTCAAACGGTAAGAAGAAGTTAAATGCCACCTATGGTAAAATGAACGCTACTTACGGTATGAAGAAGGAAGCAGAAACCGTCGTTGACGATGAAGCACAATCTCAAGACACCGAAGGTAAAAAACCACAAGTGAATAAACCTGTTGGAAATAATTCGGGTAAAAACATGGCTACCATCAAAGCAAAACCATCTAAAGCAAAAGCAGGAAAAATTCCCCAAAATGCTGGTAATGTGGGTGAAGTCGGTTCTGTCAAGGAACACGTTGACGCATTATTCTCTGGTGAGGAATTATCCGAAGACTTTAAGACAAAGGCTATGACCATTTTTGAAACCGCTTTAAATGAGAGAGCAGCACAAGTCGAAGAGGCTTTGACTCTCCAGTATGAAGAAGCAATCGCAGAACATACAGAAGTGCTTTCAAAAGAACTTGCTGAAAAATTAGACTCTTATCTCTCTTATGTTGTCGAACAATGGATGACCGAAAACGAACTCGCTGTTGAAACAGGTATTCGTGCTGATGTTGCAGAAAACTTCTTAAGTGGTCTGAAAGGTTTGTTTGAGTCTAACTACATCGAAGTTCCTGAAGAGAAGTATGATCTCGTCGAAACATTAGCACAAACTGTTGTTGATCTCGAAGAGAAATTAGATACGGAACTTAATTACAACATCGAACTGAAGCAAACTGTAGAGGCTAAAACCAGAGATGAAATTTTCTCTGAAGTCGTCGAAGACTTGGTTGATACTGATGCAGAAAGAATGATGACACTTGCCGAAAACATTGAGTTTACGGATGAAGACGAATTCAAACAAAAACTTGAAATTCTCAAGGATAACTATCTTTCAGAAGACATTTCTACTGAAGATGTAGTTATCACAGAACATACGGACAATAACGATTATATGAGTGCGTATACAAATGCACTCTCCAGAGTTGCTAAGTCTGCAAACGACAACAAGTCTTGAAAAACAGAATATTATAACTATAAAGAGTAGTATACAACTATTTAAAGGAGATAGAAATGGATTTTAACGGAGTTACACCTTTTGACCAACTTACTGAGAAGTGGTCGCCCGTCCTTGACCATTCCGACATGCCCCGCATTGAAGATGGTTACAAAAGGAAAGTTACCGCTGCCCTTCTTGAAAATCAAGAAGAAGCATTAAGAGAGCAGCATCTTTCAGAAGCACCAAATTCCTTGAACCATGCTGGTTCTGACGGTCTTGCAGGTGTAGGTGGATCACAAAGACCACTCGGTGGTTATGATCCCATTCTGATCTCTCTCGTTCGTCGTGCTATGCCTAACTTAATGGCTTATGATGTCTGTGGTGTTCAGCCCATGAGCGCACCCACAGGACTCATCTTTGCACTCAAATCGCAATTCAGTGGAACCGACAGAAACAACGAAGCCCTCTTCAACGAAGCAGGTAACTTCGGTGGTACTGGTGGTGCTACTGCTGCTGGAAACTTCGACCCACTGTTAGGTTTCACGGGTAGTGATATTGGTTCCAGTGTCATCGGTCGTCCGATGGGTAGAGATTCTGCTGAAGCACTCGGTGAAAATGCTTCCTTCAATCAAATGGCATTTAGCATTGAGCGAACGTCTGTTACTGCTAAGACTCGCGCCCTCAAGGCTGAATACACAACCGAACTCGCTCAAGACTTGCGTGCTGTTCACGGTCTTGATGCTGAAACTGAACTCGCTAATATTCTCAGCACTGAAATTCTTGCTGAAATTAACCGCGAGATCATTCGCACCATCTATGGTGTTGCGAAACTCGGTGCCCAACAAAAAGACCTCCTTCACACAGGTACACACGCAAGTGCTTTCACTCCGTTGAATGCTGGTGGTGTGTATGACATCGACAATGACTCTGATGGTCGTTGGTCTGCTGAGAAGTGGAGAGGACTCATGTTCCAAATCGAACGTGAAGCAAACGTGATTGCGAAGCAAACTCGTAGAGGAAAGGGTAACGTCATCATCACTGATGCTGATACCGCTTCTGCTCTCGCAATGGGTGGTTTCTTGAACATCTCTCCCGCGTTGAACGTGAACCTGAGCATTGATGACACAGGTAACACATTCGCTGGTGTTCTTAACGGTAAGTTTAGAGTGTATATCGATCCTTATGCGACCGCTAACTCTACTTCTTACTCATCCAATGTTCCTACCAACTACATCTGTGTTGGTTATAAAGGTACTAACCCATATGATGCTGGTCTGTTCTACTGCCCATACGTCCCACTGCAAATGGTGAGAGCAGTTGGTGAGAACACCTTCCAGCCTAAGATTGGTTTCAAGACTCGTTATGGTCTGGTTTCCAACCCGTTTGTGACAACCACAGGTGCAATCAACGGTACTCCCGATGGTGAAACCCTGACGGTTCGTGCGAACCAATACTATCGTATCTTTAGAGTTGTTAACCTTCACGGTAACTCAGCAGTCTAAGATACAAGAGTAACTCCAAGTGAATAAAGAGGGGGGTCTTCGGACCCCCCTTTTTGTATACATAGTAAACAGGAGGTCTATATTATGAGACATTTGTTTATTGTATTGTTCACTTTACTTTTCGCCGCTCCGTCTGTGGCTGATTCAATTGAATACGGAATTATTAAACTTGTAGATCGTGGTAGGCTCACACCATTCGGAAGAACCTATGACATCTATCTTGACACAGATGGTAGAGTCCCTTCGTTCCTGCACGCTGGTCGCACATGGATTTGCGACCCAGACAACGACGATGGACCCTTTGAAACCCTTGGAAAAGAAAATAAGGATGCATGGATCGAAATTGAAAATTTAGAGGGTAAGGATCCCTTGTGGTTCAATTACGGTAGCACTACGAACCCATTGTCGGATGTTCGAACAAATGGAATGGATGCATGGTATTACGACTATGATCTTGACTGGTGGTTGTGTCAGTTGGATAATCCTCTTCAACGATCTTACTTCCAACCAAGAGTCCCGACTCGTTGGGTGCAACCCAATTGTTGTCCAAAACGAATCGCTGACCTGAACGCACTGGATTACTTCTGGTCAGACACTTGGATGCTTCAAGAAGGTGTTGGAATTGTTTCACTTCCGAACAACGATCCCATCACTCCGAGAGTTTATCAAAAAGACGCTGACTGGATCATGCCAAATCCAGACGGAACACCAAAGCCTATGCGTGAACTTCGCAAAGATGCGATTGACGAACTTACCGAAACATATCGTTGTCCACCATCGCCTGGTCAGTCAGATTCTTCTGTTCTTATCGACTTTCAGAGCAGTGGCACAACTGATTGGAGCAGCGACGAGTTTCCTGGGCAGTTTCGTATTATGCGTTTGACTGGTGATATTGATCGTATTTCGATGAGATTCTATATCACATATGAAGACCTTGGTAATCCTTTGCCTGGTCAAACAACATGCGATGTAAACAGACAAGACTATACACTCGCTACTTTCAATCAATTAAATGATACATGTCCTACCGATCTCAATGAAGATGGTACAACAGGTTTCAATGACTTACTTATCGTTCTGAATGATGTTTCAGAAAACAAATACTATGGAAATAACGGTTTCCTTGCACTGACAACAATATTATCGAATTGGGGGGATTGTCAATGATTTTAGAATTACTTTGCTCGGCTGCAATTTCACAAGTTTCTTCGGGAAGTGAAATTGTTTATAAAGACTTGGGTAGACTTACACCGTACGGAAGAACGATTGATGTTTATATCAAAAACTCTCATGGTGACGTTCCAACAAGTTTAGGATCTAATGGTCCAGGCACTTCAGTTGCATGGTGGATTGACGGACCAGTTTGGAAGAACCACAACGACGATGACATGGACTTCTTGTTGAACGACCCTGCAAATGTTGAATTTTTGGAACAACAGATTCCAAACTTTTCAGACTGGGAAGCAGGTGAGTGGTGGGAGTGTATGCAAAATAACCCAAACCAAACTGTCTACTGGCAGAACACCGATGTCCCAAGATTCTATTATCAAACCGCAGGTGTTGATGGTTTGTTCTGGGGTGATTTAGAAACATCACTGATTGAACAAGATTACTGGTGGGCAGACTCATGGATTGTGATGAACGAACCGTGGCAACAGAGTGGAAACAACGCAAGCACATTCACAGTGCAACCTGAGATTCCACAGTTTGTTGGAAACCTGCTTGAAGATGACCGAGTGATTTTCTGGGCTGGTGCTGCACCCCCGAACGAAGTCGGTACAGTGTTGTGTCCTCCACCTGATGAAAATGGAAACTTTGGTTATCCGTGGTATTGGGCGGGTGAGTTGATCCGATTCAAGAATTACGGTCCCGATGATGTGAACCCTTGGGAGTCCACTGAGTTTGACAATCACTGGAGAATCGCTCGCATCACTGGTCCTGATTACATCGGTATCGGTGGAAGAATCTCATACAATCCAGAAGATGCAGATGCGTATTATGAAAACGCAAGTGCTGCACAAATCTTTCCCGACAACTCTTGTCCATCCGACTTGAACGAAGACGGAACCGTTGGTTTTGATGACTTGCTGCAAGTCTTGTCTGATTATGGAAACGGACGCTATCGTGTTGATGGCTTCAATGCAATTTTGAAAGTTTTATCTGAATGGGGAGAATGTGATGCTTGATTTGATTTTGTCTGTTGCTTTATCTGGTGATCCTTTACCTTGCGGTGAAGAACCTGCATATGATTGTTATGGATCTCTTCGCATTGAAAATGTCGGACGATTGACTCCGTTTGGAAACACCTATCGTTTCTACATTGATCCTGCTGGTGGTGAGTGTGAACTTCCTGCCAACGCAACCTACTCTGGTGCAGGTGCAAGACTCAACACTCAGACTCCGTTTGTTCTCTACACGACTTCAAACGATGGTTTCTGGAACAACCATCCCAACGATGTTCCGTGGGGAGATACTTGGTCCACCGCAGAGCAAACACCATCGGGTCCGCTTCGCTACTTCTTGGGACGAGATCCACGACAAGAGTTTGACTCTCACTTCCCGATGGGTGAACTTCCCGATTGTGTTGGTGTGCCAGGTCTTGGTGACAACTACCCCTGTGCAGGTGTCGCAACTCCATATCGCTTGGAGCAAACCGATACTCTGATTCTGGGTGAGGACAAAGATATCTTTACAATGTCAAGACTTGTTGTGAATGTTCAGTCAAATTCTGAAAATGCCACCATCGGTGTCAACCCATTCTTGCAAGTTACCACGAAGGGTAATGTGATGTTCAAGGGTGGAGTGAACTTCAATCTGGACGATGGTTTCCCTCACTGGGGATACTTCGACAGTTGCGGATATGTCGGTGACTGGGATTCCAACACGATTTGGGAGGATGTGAGTTACAATGGTGTTGTGGACTTTGATGATCTGTTGATAGTGCTGAATGATGCTGATAAGTATGACAATGTGTTTGAAGCAATCTTGGCAATCCTCTCCAACTGGGGGAATTCAAATTCCTAAATAGTAAGAATATCGAAATTTAGGAGAATAAAGTATGCTCAGAACAATCACGCTTGCTGTATGTACGTCTGCATTTGCTGACTTAGGAACACCCGAAGAATATATTCTTTCAGATGTTTACGGTGAAAGTTGGAACGCTTATGTCGAAACCGCTGTTTATACCGATGATGATCAACAAGATTTCATTGGTCTTCCAAACGGGTCGATTCTTATCACATACACGTTATACAATAGCATAGATTCAGAGTCTCCGATTGAAGATTTTGATGTCTTTACTGGAATCAAAACGGAAGAACAATCCGCTCTTGCAATTCCTGGCTATTTGACTTCTCCTGTTTATGAGCAACTCGAAACGATATACCACGCTCCTGACTTTGCAGATTACGCATACGAAACTGGTTTGTATAACTGGGACTGGGACACTGAGGGAAACTCCTCATCCTCAGGTTTACAGCCTGGGGAAG